AAGCAGAAGACAGAAGATTAGTTACTTCAATTGATGTATATGAGTCAGACTTTGGAACATTACAAGTTGCTCCAAACAGATTCATTAGAGGTGCTAATGCTACTGCTGCTAAAAAAGGTCAAGACGCTCTAATTTTAGAGATGGACTACTGGGCAGTTTCTTTCTTAAGAGATTTTGCTCTGCAAACTCCAGCTCAGACTGCTGACGCAGATCAGAGATTTATGGTTGCTGAGTACACTCTTGAGTCAAGAAATGAAGCAGCAAGTGGTGCTGTTTACGACTTAACAACATCATAATAATTAATCTGGTGGGGGAGAAATCCCCCATCATTCTATTAACATTTTGTTTGGTCTTTGAAGTCATTCAATGGCGGAACGAAGCAAATAAAAAGGATAAAAAATGAGAACACTTAACGACTATTTTTTAACTGCTAAGATTACTGATATTTCAACAGCAGGTTCAACATTTGTTGCTGTACCTGATGGTGGAAAGATTGTAAAAATCTTAACATCAATTAAAAATGCTATTACTACTGCTGATGCAGCATTAACATTTGAAATTGGTGGAACTGCTGTAACAGGTGGTGCAATAACAGTTACTCAATCTGGTTCGGCTGCTGGTGATGTAGATACTGCAACTCCAACTGCTGCAAATAGAGTAGAAGAAGGTGAAGCTATCGAAATGATTACAGATGGTGGATCATCTACTGCTTGTGAATGTGTAGTAACATTTGTTATAAGAAGATAATAAACATGAGGGGATTCATGCCTAGCGGAAGTTTCCCCTCTCATTCAAGGAGATAAATATGAGTTTTAATTATGGATTAAGACCTACAACAGTTCAGATGGTAACTTTATCAGGAAGTACATCTACACAATCATCAGCTTTTGGAGATCAATCAGAATATGTAAGAATTTGTTCTAATGCAGATGTTCATATCTTATTTGGTGCTAACCCAACTGCTACAGCTAATAGTATTTTTATTCCTGCTGACGAACCTGAAATTTTTAAAATTTCACCAGGTGAGAAAGTAGCAATCATTGGTGCTAGTGGTAATGATATTTCTGTTGTTGAAATGAGTGCTTAGTGGCTAAAAGAAAATTTACTCACTTTGTTCCAAGACCGAAACCAAAGAAAAGACCAAGAAGACACAAAAAGAGCTTGAACAAATCTGAGAAAAGAAACAAAAAGAAAACTAGGTACAAAGGTCAAGGTAGAGTATGAGAAAAGATATAACTGTTGATGGCTTACAAAAAACTACTTATGTCAAAGATGACATGGAAGGTAAAATCGCTATCAAAGAGCAAGTAAATATCAATCCACATTTACAGCACAATAAACGATTACTTACATTAAATGATGGTTATTCTAAAACAAGAGATTTAAAAAGAGTAGCCTCAATCCCAACAATAGCTTTATCTGTCTGGGCAAATGAGTATAATGGTAGTCGTAACTGGTTTGGACTTCCAAAAGATGTTCAGAAAAAAATATTAAAGAAAAAATTAAACTCAAGTGAGTTTAGATACTTTAAAACAGCAGAAGGTAACTTATAATGGCTTTAAATACTTACTCAGCATTAAAAACATCAATTGCTAATTGGTTAAATAGATCAGATTTAACATCAGAAATATCTGGTGATTTTATCGTTCTTACAGAAAAAGATTTTAATTCTAAACTTAGAATTAGAAAAATGATTACAACTGATAGTTCATTTACTATTGATGCAGAGACAGTTGCTTTACCATCTGGTTTTTTACAAGTAAGAGATTTTTATATTTTAAATGGTGGTGTTAAATATGCTTTAAAATATATTACACCAGCACAAATGGATCAAATCAAAGGTGGTTCTACAACTGGACAACCTAATACTTTTACAATTTTAGGAGATAACTTTAGATTTGCACCAGCTCCTTCATCATCATACACAGGTGTTTTAAATTATTACAAAGAGTTTGATGCTTTATCAGATTCAAATACTTCAAATTATATTTTAGCAAATCACCCAGCTATTTATTTATATGGTTCTTTATACCATGCTGCTAATTTCTTAGGTGGAGTTGATCCTCAAAGATTACAACAATGGCAAAGAATGTATGAAACATCTATGGAAAGATTAGATAGAAACGATAGAGAAGATCAATATGGTAATGCACCATTACAACAAAGAACTGATGTAACAGTAGCAGGTGCGTTCCATGATAATTATGTTGCAGTAACAAATAACAACCAATAGAGGATTTATGCAGATACCTTTTGGCGAATGGCTACCTGACCAACCTGAATATTTAAATCCTGGTGCTAATACTGCTAACAATGTTTATTACGCACAAAATTCTTATAAAAGATTTCCTTCATTAGTTAATTATTCATCAAACACAATTACTACAGATAGTAGAGGTGCAGGTTCATTTAGAGATAATGCAGGTAATGTATATAACTTTGTTTCAAACAATACTGACATTTATCAATTAGATGGTGGAACATTTACATCAAGAAAAAGTTCATTAACAGGAACTAACACAGACTTTTGGACATTTACACAATTTGGTAATTATATTATTGCAAGTAATGGTGTTGATGCTCCACAATATTATCTAATGGGAACTTCAACTAACTTTGCTAATCTATCAACAATTGTTACATCAGGTACATTACCAACATTTAGAGTATCAGGTGTTGTTAGGGATTTTTTAATTACAGGAAATCAAAGCTCAAATCAAAATAGAATACAATGGTCAGGTATTAATGATATTGCAACATGGGAACTAGGTTCTAAACAAGCAGACTTACAAGACCTACCAGGTTCAGGTGGTGAGATAGTTCACATAACATCTGGAGAGATTGGATATGTATTTAGACAAAACCAAATCATTCGTATGGACTATGTGGGTGGTGCAACAGTATTTAGACTTTCAGTAATATCTCCAAATAGAGGAGCTGTATATGGAAGAACAGTTTGCCAAGATAATAGAAGGGTATTCTTTTATGCAGATGATGGTTTCTTTGAAATAAATGGTGATAATGTAATTGCAATCGGTGCAGAGAAAGTAAATAGATTTTTTGATGTAGATTTAAACAAAGCATTTAGTGATAGAATATGTGCTGCTGTTGATCCATTTAATCAACTAGCTTTATGGTTATATCCTTCAGCATCTAATACAGGTAATACAAGCGGTATTTGTGATAAAGTATTAATTTATAATTATGCAACACAAAAATGGTCAACTGCGGATGCTAGTGCTAGTACCATATTCTCTCAGTTCGTTGGTGCATATACTGTAGAACTTATGGATTTGATTTCACAAAACTTAGACCAAATCAATATTGCTTTAGATACTGATTTCTGGTCTGGTGGACAGTTATTACTTGGTGCAATAGATAATAATTATAAAGCAGCTATTTTCTCTGGTACTGAAAATCAAGGAACTATAGAAACTAGAGAATTAGAGTTGTTTCCAGGTCATAGAAGTAGTATAACTAATGTTAGACCAATAATTGATGCCACATCAACTGTAACTGTAAAAAGCAGAGAAAGACTTGCCGATACACCTACAGAATCAACATCATCTACAATGGTTACTAGCGGAGATAATCCAGTTAGACAATCTGGTCGTTATTTTAGAATTAAAGTAGTTACACCATCTGGGTCTGTTTGGACTCATGCTCAAGGTGTTGATATAAATGCCTCAAGAATAGGATTGAGATGACGGATAAAACTGATATAGATAATGTTAGATACAGTTTTGAAACACAAGAGTTCTTCCAAAGACAAATTGAGGAAGCAATCAATACTTTGATAAACGAAAAAAACAAAGAAAACAATAAAGCATACGCTTGGTTTATAGGAGATTAAAGTGGCAGGTATAAAAGATTATTCAACAACACAAGCAAACAATACAAGTTTAAATTCCATTAATGTCGGTGAGGGGATGCTCCCTTCAAATCTAAACAATGCAATCAGAGCATTGATGAAAAATACTAGAGACTGGTTTAATGATTCACAATGGGTAGAGTATGGAGATGGTTCAGGTGCTTATACTGCTGCTTATGCTAGTGCAACATCATTTACAATAGCTGGTGTTGATGTAACTTCATTTTATCATGCTGGTAGAAGAATTAAATTAATAGCACCAACTCCAGGAACAATTTTTGGAACAATAAGTTCATCATCATTTTCAACAAATACAACAATCAATGTAACTTGGGATAGTGGTTCATTATCTAATGAAGCTATCACAAATGTTTATGTTGCAGCTTTATCAAAAACTAATTCATCTATACCTGAAGGTGTTATAGCAACAGCTACATTAGCTGACGGATCAGTTACAACTGCAAAACTTGCAGCAGATGCTGTAAATGGAACTAAGATTGCAGATGATAGTATAAATTCAGAACACTATGTAGATGGTT